TTCTTTGCGTTCACTGCCAGCAGTAAAGAATCTAGCTGACTTTTTCTTTTGAAAACGTTCAACACCCCACTGTTCAGCCAACTGCTCTGCTTGTTCAACCTGATGTTCATTGTGTCCAAATATAATGTAGTCCCAACGAGCTCTACCTCCAGCTTCGATAAAAGCTCGCATGTTGCGTTCTACATTGTCCCAAACAACATTTTGCCTATACAAATGATTAGTGTCGCTAAGACCGTCAACGCTGAATATAACGGCACCCTGTCTACCAATTGTTTTAGCAAGCGTTTGCCACCACTTAACATCTTTTGCTCCAGCATTTGTATTCATACTTAGCCACATATTGTTGTTGTGTTGTCTGAAATATTCAAATACTTCCAGTGTATCCTTGGCTACTATAGGATCGCCTAGGTTGCCACACATAAATGTATTTTTTAATTGTTTAATAAAGTCGGGTGTAAAGATCGCTTGACAGTCTTGTAAGCTCAATTCGGCATTGGTAATATGCTTGTTGTCAACTCCGCCATTTTCATTACGGTCACACATAGGACATGCGGCTTGACACTTTTGCGTTATTTCTAAATGTACTGCTTCGATATCATTGTAATTATACATCGTGTATTAGTTCTATTTCTGTACCTGGCCCAACTTTGCTGGGTAAATCACCATATTGTTCCACATACCATTCTATTACAGCCTTGTACCATAGTTGACTATTGTGATGTGCTTTTTTATTAAACTGGTGAATGTTATTGTTGGTAGCTTGTATTGCGGCTAATGCTCTTGCACTTTCACGCTGTAGTTCTCTTAGCTTCATATCGTCCAAGTTCATTTTTCACCTATAATCATAAAACGATTGTATTCAGCAGTTTCAAGTTCACCTGTGTAAATTGTTTTACTCATTGGATACTTGGCTATTGCATCATTTAAATCTCTGCAACAATTAATATGCTGTTCATTTGAAAAATAATCATTTGTTTGCAAGCAAATTGTTTTGCCCTTGGGTATGTTTTCAAACCATTGGTTGTCCATGTGTTCGCAACTGGTGTTTATAATAAGATCTGGTGTAACTTCTACTTCAATATATTCTTTTTGTGCATTTTGTACACCAGCTATAAAGTATTCATCTCCTGGCTTGACATCCTCGCCTGTTTTGCGATATTTCCAATATATATCATTTACATCAACTCCAACACCTTTGAACTGCCAATTGTTGTTTCTTTGTTCGTCATTGAATGCTTCACTGATACCAACACACTTAACATCTTTTTCAATATTCCAATAGTTTTTGATTTCATAATGTTGAAATAAATGCTGTGCTACTGTGGCATACCATCCGCCATAGTGTGCAATAGTTGGTATGCTGTTGGCTGGAAATAAGTCTTTGAGTTTGTCTACCATCCACAGTTTACTAAGCATCTGTCCTCTGCTGAAGTGATCGTTTAGCAGTGCCTTGCTACCAAATTTAATACTCCATCGACTGATCATTCTAATATATTCATCATCAATACAATGACTGATATACTGTAGCACTTTTCTATGAGTTATTTGTTCATATCCTGAATACTGATTGAACAAAACCCTTACAAATTCATCACTTAGATTAATGTGACCACGTCTTATTTCTTGCATTACTAGTTCTTGCATAGCATATACATTACCATACATTATAGCTTTTTTAATTTTATTATATATTTCCAACTGTGGGTGTTGTTTGTGTTGTAGATATTCTTGCAAACCATTCATCCAGAATAGTTTTTCCACTGCTGGGTTCTTTATTTCATCGAATTGTGCTTTAAATTGCGTCATCGAAAGTGTCCTTGAGCCAGTCAAAATCATTAATTAAGTTTAATGTAACTGGATCATCTTTGTATTGCTTACCAAAGTCAGCACCTTGTTGAGCTCCTAGTATAGCATATTCACCGTGCTTGCGTTTAGCTCCTTTGTTTTGCCAAACATTAAGTCTATATTCATTGTCTGTGTTGTCACCGTTGGGTATAATACCTGCCGCTAGCTTTGTACATTCCCTGAATGCACTGCGCCATGTGTTGTATGGATCAGTGTTAAATGCAGTAATATTACTTACCTGAAATTTTGGCACAAAAGGACAACCCAATGTTGTGGTCATATCAATGTTCCACTCTTCAGCTTCTCTGAGTGCTTTGCGTGGAAACAGTTTAGCACCACCATATCCATACAACAAATCATTTATAGGATTACGACTGCGCCATACAAAAACGCAATCTATTTCTCTTATACCTGGATACGCTTCATTGGTAACACCTGGTGTAAAGTTAAAATTAAACTGTTCATCTATTTCCGCATCAGCATCAATTACATAAAAGTTTTGTGTCTCAGCTATCTTTGCCGCTTGTTTGTGTGCTTCAAAAATACCTTTTACACCCTGTACACGTTTGGCGTGGGGTGCAAAAAGCTGTAGTAATTCAAAGTTATCATCAGCGTAAGGCTCAAAATAACTTATTTGAATAACATCTAACATGTTTTATTTCTCCGTTATAGTTTTATTATACACGAATCAGCGTAGTGTGTCTACTCGTATATGAATGGATCTTTCTTGCGTAGTTCCATTAATTTCTTTTTTAGTGCTTGTTTTTCTTTATATCTGGTATAAGGCCATAATATAAAGTTTTTTATTTTGGTAAACATACTTCAACTCCGTATTTTTTGCTCCAACGCTGTGCATCTTGTCTAGTATTTACTAGTGGTTCGCCTTTGATATTTAAACTGGTGTTTAACAACATGGGGCAACCTGTATCAGCATACCAACGCTCTAACAGTGGTCTAAGTCCGCTAGTACTGTTCTTAGGTACTGTTTGAACTCTGCTTGTGTCATCGTAGTGGACGATTGCTGGAAATCTGTCAGCATGTCTGCATTTACTAACGTACTGCATAAAGTCGCCTGTTCTTCCTTCAAAGTATTCTTCTGCATGTTCTGCGAGGATTGCTGGTGCAAAGGGCCTGAATGCTTCTCTGTGTTTAATACTGTTAACACGCTCTTTGACATCATCTCCGCGGGGATCAGCAAGGATACTACGGTTGCCCAAAGCCCGAGGACCAAACTCAGCACGACCGGAAGCCACAGCCGTAATCTTTTCGCTGTGTAATTGTTTGAGAATTGTATCAACTGGATATTCTCCTTTTATTTCATGTCCTAAAAATGCATGTGGCATTTCTAAAAATTGTTTTTGATGTGCTAGTACACATCCTATTGCACTACCAGCATCTCCTGGATTTGCTGGCACATGCACATTTGTAAAAAACTCTCCCGCTATTGGATTAGCAACACAATTCAAAGCACAGCCGCCAACTAATATTATATTTTCATATAGTTCGTCTGTCATGTGATATGCACTACGGCAAAGTTCTCGAAATATTTCTTCATATATACGCTGTACAGCCGCGGCTATGTCAGCATAGTCCTGTGGAGTATTTAAGTCAGGTCTCCAATCCATACAACCTCTGTGCGAGTTACGTTTAAATGTAGTAAATGGATGATAGCTTGTGGGTGTTTTCTCTATAAAATCACGTTTAATATCTTTGTATAATCTATCAGGATCACCTATTGCACTCATGCCCATGAGTATGTATTCATGTTCTTGTGGCTTTAGTCCTATACGCTGTGTCATAGCACTGTACCATATACCTATACTGTGAGGATATGGTTGACTCCATAGTTTTTTCAGCTTGCCATCCATGCCACTCCATATACTAACTGTATCCCATTCGCCAATACTATCTATAACAAGTACCAATGCTTTGTGCCAAGGACCAGTGTAGTATGCATAGGCTGAGTGACTCAAATGATGACTAGTTGTAGTGCATTTAGGCGCATCTTTAAGGAACTTGCGTATATATGTAGTAGGTGATTCTTTGCCTAGTAGTGTGTATTGCTTTGAATACAGTTGTCTAGTCTTTTTAAGCAATGGACGCTCATAAAAACAAATTTTATTGGGCTTTCCCCACTCAAGTGCTTCGTCGATTATCGATTGATTTAAATGTTTATCATTCTTGACTCTACTGTAGCGTTCTGCATGTGCCGCAAACACCAACTGTTGGTCGTCAAATACTGCTAGGCTAGCATCATGTGCCATGCCTGTCCAACCCCAAGTAATCATTGATTATCCTCAACTTGTATACAAAGAGCTTGTTGACCTTTAGGAAAATAACCCGATGTACCA